TGATTTTATTAATAAGGCTGATAAAGGAGAAGTTAAAATCAACGCTTCAACTTTGTATCCATACGATATTGTAGAGAAAATTCTTTACGGAAGAGAAAATAATAAAGTTTTAGAAGCACAGTGGAAGGCACTCCCAAATTACATAGAACAGGGAACAAATGCTTTGATTATGGCTGATGTGTCTGGTTCAATGTCTTGGAATGGCGGCAGACCGCTAGCCACTGCAATAGGTATGGCAATATACTTTGCCGAAAGAAATGTTGGAGCATACCACAATTTGTTTATGACATTTTCCAGCAATCCAGAAACAGTTGTTTTAAAGGGTGAAACTCTTTCACAGAAAATCAATAATGCTAGAAGAGCTGATTGGGGTAATAGTACAGACCTTAAAGCTGCATTTGAAAAGGTGCTTGATATCGCAGAAAAAAATAATATTTCACAGGAAGAAATGCCAAAAGCTATTGTCGTAATTTCTGATATGGAAATTGATTATTGTGGAAATCGCAATTGGTCGTTTTATGATAAGATGGCAAACAAGTTCCATAAATCCGGATACGTTATTCCAAACGTTATCTTCTGGAATGTAAACAGCAGACATGACGTATTCCATGCAGATGCTACAAGAAAAGGTGTGCAACTTGCAAGCGGTCAATCTGTAACAGTTTTCAAACAAATCTTACAGAATCTTGGATACAATTCGATTGAAGCTATGGAAAACACAATCAATTCAGAGAGATACGATTGTATTACTGTCGAATGAAACAAAAGTGAAAACCATCCCAGTTCCTTTGAAAAGAACTGTCCGTGACAGGCGGTAATAAGAAACATAGCTCAGTGGTAGAGCAATGATATTGAATATCATGCGACACAGGTTCGATTCCTGTTGTTTCTATCTGGCAAATTGCCATTGCCAGAAGTTGCAT